CCCAGCGGCTAGCATTGGGGGCAGTAATTCTCAGCCCTGTCCCTCGGGCTTGCCTCGGGCTTTCCGGGCAACTCCCGGGACGACGTGTGCTGTAATTAATGGGGCCTGATTTTTGGGCCTCTAACTGGGCTTCGGCCCCTCTTGCGCAAGGAGACTGGAAATGGAAATGAAACTGAACGTGGGCAATCCCCAGGAAAACGTGCGGCAGAAAGCCCACACGGCAGGCGTGGGTAATGAAACCAAGGCGGATATGTCCGTGGTGGGTCCCTCGGGCCTTGGCGCGGCTATGTCGCATCTGAAGGAAAATCATGCCAGTGGTGTGAAGCACATGCCCCTGCATGGGATGCGCCCGGGAAAAGGGGGCTAGCCAATGGCCCGCCTCAATGATACGGCCGCCCTAGCCGGGAAGAGCTCGTCCTGCTGCGATGTTGACGTGTCGACCAGGAAGATCGACAATGGGTATATTCAGCGGACAAGCGAGTACAACCCGAAGACCGGCTCGTATAGGAGCTCGGAGAAATTCGTCAAATCCCCAAATGGGGAGACCGACGAAGGATATGGCGCTGCGGGTTGTGAGACCCTCGGCGATACGAAGAAATACCTGGGCAACGACGTCTAGGTGAGCCACGACGGCTCGAACGGGTGCCTGCCTCGAATTGCTGGCAAGAGAAGGACAGTCAACATGAAAAACTTTCGCTTTCTGTTGCTGGCTGGGGCGCTTGCTCTTGCCAGCCTTTGCGGGATCGCCTATGCCGGGGGCCTGTACACGAATGGCTTCCCGGTGGCGGGAACGGTCCCGAATACCCTGCCGCTGACGGGGAATGAGCTCATCCCAGCAGATACGCAGCTGCCGAATGGGCTCTCTCCTCAGACCGAGGCGATTTCCACGAGTCAGCTCGCAGCCATGACTGGAAATAATGCCTCGCGGGCAGTGAATGCCGCCACCTCGAGTGTGACCGTGACGGCTGCTCAGCTGGTCGGAACTGGCGGGTATCATATCTTGGATATGACCGGGACCCTGGGTGGCGCTGGAGTGCTGACGACCCCGACTGCGGCAGCGATCATCGCTCAGCTGCCGAACGCGCAGAACACGGCCAGTTTCATGGTTCGGATCATCAATGAAACTGCTGCGACGAATGCGTGGACCCTGACAGCGGGGACCAATGTGACGGTCACTGGCACTGCCACGATCGTCGCGGCGGGGTACACGGATTGGATCGTGACCCTCAACGCCGCCGCTGCCACGCCGACTGTGACGTTCCAACGCGCGGGAAGTGGGACGAACTAAGGAGCTAAGCTGGGGGGCTTCGCGCCCCCTGGCCACCTTTCTGTTAGAAAGTTTTGAATTCCCAGCTGCAATCCCGGACCTGCCCTCATGGCTGACGCCCAGTTCCCCATCAAACTCCAGTGCCTCTTCCAGCCTAAGAGATTTAAAGTCCTCTGGGGAGGTCGGGGCGCGGGCCGGAGTTGGGGCGTTGCCAGGGCCCTGTTGCTGCTTGGTGTTCAAAAGCCCATTCGAGTCCTTTGCGCTCGTGAATTTCAGAACTCGATTTCGGAGTCGAGCCATAAGGTTTTGTCCGACCAGATTGCTGCCCTGGGCCTCGAGGCGGAATATGAAATCCAAAAACAGGGGATTTTCGGCAAGAACGGGACGCAGTTCTTTTTCGAGGGTATTAAGAACAACACGACCAGGATAAAGTCCTACGAAGGCGTTGATATCTGCTGGGTGGAAGAGGCCGTCAAGGTCTCGCGGGCAAGCTGGAACATTTTGATCCCGACGATCCGTAAGGACGCTCCGTATGGGCCTTTTGGGACTGGCTCGGAAATCTGGATGACTTTCAACCCCGAGCTTGAGACTGACTATACCTACAAAACCTTTGTCCGCGAGGCCACGGACAAGGACACCATTGTCGTCCATATGACCTACAAGGACAACCCCTGGTTCCCGAAGGTCCTGCTGGATGAGGCGGAAAAACTCAAGGCCCAGGACTACGACCTGTACCTGAATGTCTGGGAAGGGCAGTGCCTCCAGATGCTCGAGGGCGTTGTCTACGCCAAGGAATTGCGCGCTGCGCAGCAGGAAAATCGGATTTGCAACGTCCCCTGGGATCGCGAGACCCCGGCCAATATTTGGCTGGACCTGGGCGCTGGGAAGAGCGACAAGACGGCGATCTGGATCGGTCAGAGGGTCGCGATGCAAAATAGGATGCTGCATTATTATGAGAATAATATGTCCGACACGCTGCATTATGCGAAGTATCTGAAAGACCTGCCCTATACCTATGATGTTATTTGGCTCCCTCACGACGCCAAGGCGAAGAAGATCGGGATGAAGCTCACGATTGAGGAGCAGTTCCGGGCCCACTTCCCCTCTTGCAGTGTGAGGGTTGTCCCGAAGCTCTCCCTCGCGGACGGGGTCAACGCGGCCCGCCTGGTGCTGCCGAACACGTTTTTTGACGAGGACGAGTGCGAGGAGGGGATAAAAGCCCTCCGGCACTACCGGTACAAAGTCACCGACGGGCATGATGGGAAGTCCGTGTACTCGCCCGAGCCCATGCACGACTGGGCGAGCCATGGAGCCGACGCTTTCCGTTATATGGCCCTGACGATTAAGGCCGCTGGGTTCCACAAAGAGGGGGTCCTCGGGAGACTGGCGAGTGCTAAAAATGCATTGCTTGAGAAGGCTAGGCGGGAACGTCCTGGTCCCAGCGGTTGGATGGGGTGACTTGAATGGCTAGGACAAAAGTTCGCAGCGATGTGAATGAGCTCGACACCCCGGCAAGCGGGCCTGATGCGCTGGTGGTCCGGGAGGCCAAAAAGAGGTGGCGAATTGCGGCGGAATGGGAGAGCCCAAGCCGGCAACGCTTCATCGATGATATCAAGTTTGAGAATGGAGACTCGGAGAACGGGTTCCAGTGGCCCAACAACATCAGGCAAAATCGGGAAATCGCCGATCGTCCGTGCTTGACGATGAACCTCATCCGGCAGCACAATCTGCAGATTTCCAATCAGGCGCGGAAGAATAAGAGCAGTCCCAAATTTATGCCCCAGGGGAATGGGGCGACTGTTGAAAGCGCCCAGATAATGTCCAACATTATCAGGCGGATCGAAATTCGCTCGAATGCCCAAAACGCTTACACGACAGCACGGAACTTCCAAATCGGCGGCGGTATCGGCTGGTGGAGACTCCACTGCGATTATGTGAGCGAGAAGACTTTTGACCAAGACATCTCGATCCTGCCGGTTCGGGACCCTCTGTCAGTTTACATCGATCCAAACTGCCGGCAGAGCAATAAGAGCGATGCTCAGTGGGCCTTTGTCTTTGATGAAATTCCGAAGGAGGATTTCAAGAGCGAGTTTCCCGATTTTGGGGACCTGGCAAGCAGCGCGCCCCTGGGGGTCAACGCGGCGGACGACGACTGGATTTCGGACGACTATGTCCGAGTTGTCGAGTATTTCCGGATCGTGAAAGAGCCCGATGTCCTGATCTCCTTCGTGTATCAGGGGAAGAGGCAAAACATTCTCAAAAGTATGCTCACCCCGAATATGTACAAGATCGCGGATGGGCCGCTGGCGAAGCAGCGTCGCGTGACGGTTCCGAGAGTCGAGTGGTACTTGATCGCCGGGAACAGTGTTATCGATAAGACCATCTGGCCTGGGAAGTATATCCCTCTGATCTGCTGCCTGGGCGAAGAGACCATCATCGGCGGCATCATGGACCGGAAGGGCCATACTCGCTGGATGAAAGATGCCCAGAGGATGTACAATTACAACGCATCCTCCCAGGTCGAGTTCGTCGCCCTGCAAGGCAAGACCCCGTGGGTCGCCAGTGCTCAGGCGATCGAAGAATATGAGTCCATGTGGAACACGGCCAACACGGCCAATCACTCGGTTCTGGTCTACAATGCTTTTGATGACAACGGGCAGAAGATCGAGCCGCCGCAGAGGACCCAGCCGCCGACGGCCAGCCCGGCTTACCAGATGGGCATGGAAACTGCTTTCAATCAAACCATGATGGTGAGTGGGCAGTGGCAGAACTCCATGGGCATGGCGGGGAATGAGAGAACTGGGACGGCCATTCGCGGGCGGCAGGCCCAGGCCGAGACCTCGGTTTTCCACTTTCAAGACAACTACGAAAGCGCGCTGGTCTTTACGGCGACGCAAGCGCTCGACCTCATCCCGAAGGTCTATGACACCAAGCGAGTGATTTCGATCCAGGGGGATGACGAAGTCCC